TGCAACAGTTGGAACGGTTGTAAAAAAGGGTAGTCATTTACTTATTTGGGCACTATAATGGAATTGACATTGCACAAAAAAACAGAAGCGATAAATACACCTGTAATATCATTTGATGCAGATAGAAACCCAATTGAATATGGTGGACCATTTCCCGTATTGTTGTGGAAATTCATAGATGAAAACGGCAATCTTTGGAATACCGAAACTGCAATTGATGGAACGGAAGATGAAGCAAAACAAATCATTTTGCAAAGCATAGCAAATAATGGCTAAGACAAAAAACACATCTGATAGTGCAAACAGGTTTCGATTGTCCGAACAGGAAATTGAAATGCTGATGCAACACAGACATGGAATGATTGATGAATCAGATATTGTTCCTGCATGGCTTGCACAGATGGAAGATGGCAAAAATGAAATTCCTGATGAAAAAATCATCACAGGAAAAACAGCCGTTTTATGTGATATTCATTTGGGGTTCCATGACATTGATGCAATCACAGCATGCATCATGTATTTGGCAAAAGAAAAACCTGATAACATCATTTTGAATGGTGACTTGATTGATGCGCATAAATTGTCAAGATGGGCAAAGAGAAAAGATGATATTGAATTTGTGATGGAATTAAAACTTGCAAGAAATTTCATGGATAATTTGCAGGCACAATTCCCAAATGCCAAATTGTATTTCAAAGTTGGCAACCATGAAGACAGACTTGAAAGATATATCATGGAAAAGGCTGAACAATTTGCAGGCATTGTTGATTGGATTTCATTGCTCGAATTAAAGCAAAAGGGAATTGCATTTGTCGATTCAATGCAATTGATGATGGTGAATTCAATTTGGCTTGCACATGGACATGAATTAAAAGTCAGTGGAATGTCACCTGCACATGCTCTGATGAATAAAGTCATGTCAAATTGTGCCATTGGGCATTTGCACAAAACCTCTACAGCCCGCAAAAAGACATTGGATGGTGAATTTATAAGGTGTGATTCAATTGGCACCTTGTCGAAACTGAAAAGGGGATATATGATGCATTCACAAAGCAATCATGGTTTTGCAATCATTCATGAAGATGGACACATGCAAAATATGATTATTGAACATGGAAAGGTGATGAAATGACAAATATGAATTCACTTGTAATTGGAATGATTGCAATGGCATTGATAGCAGGATTCCTATTTGGCAAAGGATGTGAAGAAAAGGGCTATAAATCGATTCTAAGACGCGATACTGTAAAAACAATACAAACTATTGAACGACCTGTTTTCGTTAAACCTGAAGTCCGTGTGAAGCAAATATTGGTTCCCTATCGTGATACAATGTATGTCAAAGAGCAATTGCCATGTGATTCAGCATTCATTGCACAGGCTGATTCAGTTATCACGACAACAGGGGACACAATTCAGGTTGCATTCTCACATGTGCCATTTGACAAATCATTTTTCAGTATGGTAGTCAAACCAAGACCAGATTCCATATTGACAAAGACAATTGAAGTTCCTGTGATTCAGGAAAGCAAAACAACAGAATTTGGTTGGATCATTTCAGCATTTGCCATTGGTTTGGGCATTGGCATATTGGGAGCATCAAGATGAAAGTGGCATTGACAAAACTAAAGAACAATCCGAAAAACCCGCGTGTGATTCGTGATGAAAAATTCAACAAACTGAAAAAGAGCATTGAAGATTTTCCTGATATGCTTGAAAAAAGACCATTGGTAGTTTTTACAGACAAAGATGGAAAGTTTGTTGTATTGGGTGGCAACATGAGATTTAAGGCAGCAAAGGAACTTGGCATCAAAGAATTGCCTGTGATTGTTGCTGATGAATGGACAGAAGAACAAAAGGCACAATTCCTGATCAAAGACAATGTAAACTTTGGTGAATGGAATCATGAAGAGTTGGCAAATGAATGGGATGCAATTCAATTGCAAGAATGGGGTTTGGATTTGCCTGTCAATATGGATATTGATGAAGATTATTCAGACAAGAACAAAGAAATTGATATTGATGAACTTGACAAACAAATGTCAATTAAATTGAATTTCACAGAAGATGAATATTGGATTGTGAAAGAGCAATTGGCAAAAATAGCATCGACACCAGAACAAGCAGTATGGAAGTTATTAGGCAATGACTAAACATAAATTTTCATACAAGTGGCATCTTGCCGATGGATACCCTGCAAAAGGAATTGAATATCATGGATTGAAAGTATTTGGAACTTTCATCTGTGGTGGCGGTTCAACAATGGGATACAAATTAGCAGGCTTTGAACATTTGGGCGGTGTTGAAATTGATCCACAGGTTGCATCAATATACAAAGCAAATCACAGTCCAAAATATTTGTATGTTCAGGACATTAGGGAATTTGTCAAAAGAGATGATTTGCCTGATGAATTATTCTCACTTGACTTACTTGATGGCAGTCCGCCATGTTCATCTTTTTCAATGGCAGGAAACAGGGAAAAGGACTGGGGAAAAGAAAAGGTGTTTCGCGAAGGACAGGCGCATCAAAGATTGGATGATTTGTTTTTTGATTACATTGCTCTTGCAAAGAAATTACAGCCAAAAGTTGTGATTGCTGAAAATGTAAAAGGATTGATTTCAGGAAATGCAAAAGCCTATGTTCACAAAATCAAAAAAGGTTTTGAGGATGCAGGATATAAAGTGCAGTTGTTTCTTTTGAATGCTGCATCAATGGGTGTGCCTCAAAAGCGTGAAAGAGTCTTTTTCATTTGCCAACGCAATGACATGAATTTTCCAAAATTAGATTTGCAATTCAATGAAGATGCTATTCCTTTCAAGAAGGTAGATGAAGGCGTGTATGTAAAAAGAAAGCAATTGCAGGATGGAATAAAAAAATATGCAGTCATTTGCCCGATGGGAAAATCTATTGCATATGTGCATCCAAAAGGGAACTATTTTGGAACATATAAACAACATCCTGAATTTGTAAGCAATACAGTAATTTCAGATGCAGGTGGTGGATTGCATGTTCATTCATCAGGAAGCGGATATTTGACCGACAATGAATATAAACTTATTTCATCATTTCCTGTTGATTACAATTTCAATTCAATGGGTGCAAAGTATCTTGTTGGCATGTCTGTTCCACCTGTAATGACTGCACAAATAGCACATCAAATCTATTTGCAATGGTTCAAATGAAATGGCATATAAAAAAGAAAACATATTGAAGGAATCATTGGAACTGATTGAAAAACATCACTTGATTTTCATTGATGATATTATTGGATTGTTGCCATGTTCAAAGCAAACATTCTATGTTTTCTTTCCACCTGAATCGGACGAACTTGACAAAATAAAAAGCAATCTTGAAAAGAATAGAATCAGCATGAAAGCAAACATGCGGAAAAAGTGGTATCAATCCGAGAATGCAACATTGCAAGTTGCACTTATGAAATTGATTGCAACAGATGATGAAGCTGCAAGATTATCAGGCGTGCCAAAGGAAACAAAGCAAAAGGAAGATGCATTGACAATTAAATGGAATCAGATGAATGCAGATTGATGTCACTCTACATAAGACACAAATGGAAGTGATGAATCAGCGCAAAAGATTCAATGTTGTTAGATGTGGCAGGCGTTGGGGAAAATCAACACTTGCATTTGCATTGGCATTGGAAACAATGGTATCAATGCAAGGAACAAAGGTTCTATACACGGCACCATCGAATGAAGAATTGAAAGGCAGATATCAGGAAGCCAAGAACATGTTCACTGCCGTTGGTGCAGAATGCAAGGAAGGTGAAATCAGACTTGGTGAATCATTCCTGCATTTGAAAGGCATTTGGCGTGCTGATGCATTGCGAGGTTCAAAATACCATAGAATGATTGGTGATGAATGGGCATATTGTGACAATGCAGAAGATGATTGGAATTTTGTATTGCGTCCTATGTTGACTGATTACCGTGGTGATTCATTTTTCTTTTCAACACCAAAAGGAAAGAATCATTTTTCAGAACTTGATTCAATGCAAAACAAGTTTGATGATTGGCAGTCATTTCATTTCACAACATATGACAACCCATTGATTGATGCTGATGAAGTGAACCAACAAAGAGATTCAATGCCATCACTTGTTTTTGCACAGGAATATTTGGCAGAATATGTTGATAGGGATGCAGCGAAAATCAAAAGGGAATGGATTCGCATTTCAAATCAAATGGAATGCAAATCATTCTACATTGGTGTGGACTTGGCAATCAGTGAAAAGGAAACAGCAGATTACACGGCAATTTGTGTCATTGGAATAACAGCAAAGAATGAAGTGGTAGTTTGTGAAATGATGCGAGGGCGTTGGACATTTGTCGAAATTGGTGAAAGGATTATTGCAATGGAAGACAAATGGAAACCAAAGGTTGTTGCAATTGAATCAAATCAGGCACAGGCATGGTTGGTTCAGGAGCTCAAAAGAAACACAAGAATGAATGTGATTGGAATTCCATCAACAAAAGACAAGATGATAAGATTTCAGCCGATTGAAGCAAAATATGAAAGAGGGCTTGTTTACCATGTTCCACATTTGCTTCCTGAATTCACAGATGAATT